CGAAATTTTAACAGCAGCAACAGATAGTTTTACTATTCAAGCTTCACGTAATGAAGGAGGATCTGGAATGACTGCAGCCGGAGCTGCAACTGTCAATCCATATGTTGTAGTTGGTCCAACAACTCAGACAGTTGGTTATGGTTGGGGTACATCTACTTGGAACGTTGAAACATGGGGCACGGAAAGAACAACAAGTTCTGTAGTGCTAGATCCAGGAAGCTGGAGTCTTGATAATTTTGGACAAGTTCTTGTTGCAACTATTACAAATGGAAAAACTTTTACTTGGGATGCAGGAGCAACAAGCGCTAGAACAATCAGAGCTTCTACATCGACATCTGGTTTTTCTACGTCAAATAATCCAACAGCATCAAGATTAACTCAAGTATCGGATAGGGATAGACACTTATTTCATTTTGGAACTGAAACAACTATTGGTGATACAAGCACACAAGATCCAATGTTTATAAGATTTTCAAACCAAGAAGATTTAAATACATACACTCCAACATCTACAAATACAGCAGGTACATTTAGATTAGATAAAGGAAACAGGATAGTTGGTGCAGTATCTGGTAAAGATTATACTTTAGTTTTAACTGATAGTTCTGCTTATGTTATTCAATTTGTAGGCCCACCTTTTACATTTAGTGTTAGACAGGTTGGTACTAACTGTGGATTAATAGGACAACACGCATTAACTTATTCTGATGGTAAAGTATTTTGGATGTCAGGAGAAGGTGGATTTTTTGTATTTGATGGTACAGTAAAATCATTACCATGTCTTGTCGAAGATTTTGTTTTTACAGATACAGGAGATAATCTAGGAATAAATTATGATGCATCGGATGTAATTTATGCAGAACATAATACACTCTATGGTGAAGTAAATTGGTTTTATCCAAAATCTGGAGCAACACAAATTGAAAGATGTGTAACATATAATTATGGAGAAAACCTTTGGACTACTTCATCACTTGCAAGAACTACTTATGTAGATACAGGAGTTTTTGATGTGCCTTATGCAACTGAATATAATATCACTGCTATACCTATATTTCCTGACATATTAGGACTTACAAATACTTATGGATCTTCAACGTATTATGCTCATGAAGTTGGAACAGATCAAGTCAATAGCTCTGGCACAACTTCAATTAATGCTTTTATACAATCTGGAGATTTTGATATTACAGCTCGTAGAAGCTCGTTAGGTCAACAAACAGGTATGGTTGATTACAGAGGAGATGGTGAGTTTTTTATGTCTGTTAAAAGATTTATACCAGACTTTAAAGTTCTTACAGGTAATTCAAAAATTACATTGTTGTTAAATGATTATCCAAACAATACAGCCTCAAGCTCACCGCTTGGTCCCTTTACAATTACATCAACCACTGATAAAGTAGACACTAGAGCAAGAGGAAGACTAGTATCAATTAAAATAGAAAATGATAGTACAGGTGAAACTTGGAGATATGGAACTCTAAGACTTGATGCACAACCGGATGGTAGAAGATAATGGCAAAAGTAGTAGTTAGTATACCAGAACCACAACAAGAATATGATGTATCTAATCAAAGACAAATTTTAGAAGCTCTTGACACCTTAAAAAATCAACTTAATTTTTCTTTTCAACAAGATTTAAAAAACGAACAAGAAGCATTTAATTATTTTTTATCATGACAATAAGATATAAGAATCAAGGTTTTAAACAAACTGGCACAGGAAAAACTACAGTATTTACATGTCCTAGTGATGGGACAGTAATAGTTAAAAGTATGTATGTTGCAAATAACGATGCGTCATCAGCTATTATAGTAAACATGAATTTTGTTGATTCATCTGATTCTAGCACTGAGTATGAATTTTTTAGAGATGATGTAGCGGCTAAATCGCAAGTAAATGCCACACCTGAAGGCTTGAATTTAGAAGCAGGTGATGCTATAACTGTTCAAGCAGCTACAGGCAGTAGTAAAATACAAGGTCTGATAAGTTATGCTTTAATAGATAGATCGCAAGAAAATGGATAAAGATATACCAAAAATAGATTGTGTAACCACAACAACATACAGAAATACTAAAACAGGAGAAGTGTTTAAAGAGAAAGTAGAAGGACCTAATATTGTACAAGATGTTACAGTTCAAGTTACTAACAAAGGTCTTGAAGTATTTCAGAAAGTAATGAATCAAAAAAATGAAAAACCAAAACCCTAGAGGCGGAACAGAATTACAATTTGAATATTTAAGAAAGCATGTTGAAACTAGCTTACTTAATCAAGTAGAAATTTGTACATCAATTCCTGGTAAAGTACCTTTACATTCAACTAAGTTAAATATTCTTTGGCAAAAAAATTCTTGGGATCAACCTAATTTACATCCGTGGTTTAAAGATAAATCTAATCATAATAAATATGATTGGTATGTTTTTAATTCTAATTGGAATTTTGAACAGTTTACAAAAAGATTTGATTTACCTAGAGATAAATGTGTAGTTATTAAAAATGGTATTGAAGAAGTACAACCAGTTATAACACAATATAAAAAAGGTGATCCTATAAAAATAGTACATCACTGTACACCTTGGAGAGGATTAAGTGTATTACTAGGTGCTATGCAATTAGTTAACAATCCATTAATTAGTTTAGATGTTTATTCTTCTTGTGAAGTATATGGAAAAGATTTTGCAGAAGCTAATGACGAATCGTATAAAGCTTTGTATGAACAAGCAAGACAACTTCCTAATGTAAATTACATTGGTTATAAACCAAATGAATATATCAAAGAAAATTTAAAAGATTATAGAATGTTTGTATACCCAAGTATTTGGGAAGAAACGTCTTGTATATCATTATTAGAATCTATGTCAGCAGGTCTATATTGTATTACCACTAACTTTGGTGCCATATATGAAACAGGTGCTGAGTTTCCAATGTATGTACCTTATTCAAATAACTATAAAAGTTTAGCTAGAAAATTTGCTGGAGCTATAGAAACTGCTGCAAGCACGCTTCATGATTCAGGCATCCAGGATCATTTAAAGATGCAACAAAATTATGTAAATAGATTCTATGATTGGAAATCAAAAGGACAAGCATGGACAAGATTTTTAAGAGGAGCACTAAATGCAAAATAATGAACCTATATGGTTTTCTGAAAAAAAGAAAACAACTGCTAATGAAGATACTTACCAAACAGAAAAAATAGAACAGGTAGACTCAAATGTTAGAACTGTTAACCTGGGTAATATTTTAGATAAACCAAAAGCAAAGATAATGGTTTGTACACCTTGTCATAGTGAAGTGTCTATGCACTATGCTCAAGCTGTATTAAAGTTTCAATTAGATTGTATGCAACAAGGTATACTAGTTAGTTTTACATTACTTAAATCATCTTTAGTTACACAAGGTAGAAATTTATGTGTAGCAGAATTTTTAAATCATAAAGATCATTATGATTATTTATTGTTTATAGACTCAGACATAGATTTTAATTCTAAAACTATATACAAAATGATTGGGGCAGATAAAGATATTATCTCGTGTCCTTATCCAATGAAGACATTTGATACAGATAAAATGTGGAGAAAAATGAAAGAAACTAATTTAGTTAAAACTCCTGATGATGTATTAAAATCAGCTCATGTATTTCCAATTAAAATGGATAATGCAAATGAGATGACTATGGAAAATGGAGTCATAAAAGTAACTCATGCTCCTACAGGATGTATGTTAATTAAAAGACAAGTTATTGAAAAGATGATTAAACATCATCCAGAATTAGAGATATATCAACCAACAGTTATTAATGGTAAAGAAGTTAAAAAAGAAAACTTTTACAATTTGTTTGATACATTACATGATGTAAAAACTAAGAGATATTTTGGTGAAGATTTTGGTTTCTGTCAAAGATGGACAGATATGGGAGGAGAGATATACATCTATGCTATGGATAATATAACTCATGTTGGAGATCATCAATACTGTGGTCGATTTTTTGATCTATTAGAAAGTGCAAAATCTGTTGACGATAGTTGAAAAATCAAATAAAGTATTATATTTACAGGTTTCTACGCCTGCTCAACGATATAATTATATATAAAATATGGCAATAAATAGATCATTAATGGAACGTCAATTACGTATGGGTGGAGGTATCATGAATGCCATGCCTAGACAACAATACGGTTTAGGTAGCTTAGTTAAAAAAGTTACCAAAGGCATTACAGGTGCTGTTAAAGGTGTAGCTAAAACTGTTAAGAAAAATCCAATGTTAGCTTTAGCAGCATTAAACTTTGCACCTATGTTAGCTGGTGGTAAACCTTTTCTTGGTTTAGGTGGTTTACAAGGTAGTGTTAAAACATTTTTTGATGGTGCTAGTTTAATGCCTGGTTTTTTAAAAAACGAAGGAACAAAAAAAATTGGTGAATCACTTCTCTCTAAAGGTAACTTAGGAATGATAGGTGTAAGTTTATTAGGTGGTGTTTTAGGTAGTTTGTCTCCAGAAGAAGAACAAGATATTACAGCAAACAGAAACGTTGGAGCGTTAGAAACAAAATTAAGACAAGCATATGAAAACCAAAGATTGTTTGAAAACGATCCAGAAGGATTAGAAAAACAAATAGCATCTGATTTATCTGAATATAATAGAGATATGACTAGAGGACAGATGGCTCATGGTGGTAGAGTTAACTATGCTATGGGTAGTCCAGAAGAAAATGCTATACAAGCAGCAGGCATCATGGATCTACCATTAAATGAAAACCCTGCAGGAGTTACAGAATTAGACCTTAGAGAAACAGGTGGATTTATTCCTCCAGTTGGTGTAAAAGAAAAGGCTGATGACATTCCTGCAATGTTATCAAACAATGAATTTGTATTTACGGCTGATGCTGTA